ATATCACTGATATTGACGGGGCTACGGGTCACGATTACGTAATCACGGCAAACGATACCGGCTATACGCTTCGAGTTAAAGTCATTGCCACAAACAACAGCGGCGATTCACTGCCGGCTTACAGCGCAGAAACCGCAATTATTCCCGCCGATTGGTTTGTTGTTGAGGATGGAACTGCAAAAAATAACGCAGTGAGCTATTCAACAATCCAAGAAATTGACACCTATCACGCAAGGCGCGGCAATCAGTCGTGGGGCAATCTAACCATCGGCCAGAAAAAGGCCGCTGCTGTTAAGGCTGCAGAATACATGATTGAGCGTTATCGCCTGCAGTGGAAAGGCGAGCGCGTATCGGAAAACCAATCACTAGACTGGCCGCGATACTGGGTTGAATATACCGATTTTGGCAACGGCTTTCTTGCCGGCGCTGGCATTTCAGGTACAAGCGGATGGCGTGCATATTTGCCTGATAATGTTGTGCCGCCTGAAGTTAAAAACGCACAGGCAGAGCTTGCACTTATGTCATTGTCTGCAGCGTTGTACGCTGAACAAGGGCAAGTTATCAAGCGCACCAAGGTTGATGTGATAGAGGTTGAATACGATCAATACTCGCTGCAGGGGCGTAGGTTTCCTGCGGTGGATGGCAGGCTGTCCGTGTTGCTTGACGATAATACGCGGCTGGTGCGTCGATGAGCTTTTATGCCGACCTTGCAACGTTGTCTGGCTCTTTGCTGGCTGCATATGGTCAGGCGATTACGCGCACTGCCAACACTGCTGGCGCTTATGATCCGGCAACGGGTGCAGCAAGCAATACGGCAGTCACAAGTACAAGGCAAGGCGCATTGTTTAGCTACGGCAAAGACGCGGGGCAATATGTCAGGGGCAACCTAGTACAGGTCAATGACCGCAAGCTGTTGCTTGATGCGACTGCAGCAGTTGCACTGACCGACACCTACACCGTACAGGGCGAGGTCTACAGCGTGGTTTCTATTAAACCAACCGATCCCGCCGGCATTCCTGTTTTGTATGAATTGCATGTGAGGCTGTCATGAGCTTTGCGGCTGATGTAAGCAAGTGGTGCAGGGAAACAGTGCCAGAGCAGCATAATCGCGTTGTCAGGCGCGTTGTGATGGAGATTGCAAACAGGGCTGTTATGCGCTCACCTGTTGGTGATCCGTCAATATGGCAATCACCTCCGCCGCCTGGCTACGCTGGAGGCCGATTCCGCGCTAACTGGCAATATGGCTTTGCCTCGGCTCCAACGGGCTTCAGTGAAGCCATAGACCCATCAGGCGCTGCCACGTTATCAGGCATTATAAACAGCGTTGCCAACAAGCAGGGCGTGCATTGGATTGCAAATAATTTGCCATATGCACAACGGATCGAGGACGGCTGGTCAACACAGGCTCCCGCTGGCATAGTTGGCAGAATAGAATTAGAGTTTGCACAGATATTCAACGCAGCGAGGGCGCAAGGGTGAGTACAGTATTGATACGCCAAGCCCTAGAGGTTGCATTGAATGCAATCACGCCAGCAATCGCAACGGCGTTTGAGAATGTGAACTTTAAACCACCGTCAGAATCTGTGCCGTATCAAATAGTACATGTGCTGTTTGCCCGCCCTGACAATCGCGAGATCGGGCGATCACATCAAGAGCTTGGTTATTTGCAGGTCAAATTGATGTATCCTATACGCACAGGATCGCTTGCGGCGATTACAAGGGCAGAGCTTTTGCGTACCACGTTTTATCGCGGGTCGAGCTTCACAAGCGGCGGCGTCGTTGTGAACATAACCGATACGCCAGAGATCACGCCAAGCGGCATTGAAGAAAGCCGGTACAGCGTAATCGTAAAAATCAGATTCAGATCATTTATTCCTACGTGAGGTTATCATGACCATAGCACAAAAGATTCAGAAGCAAACCATCATCCGCAAGCAAACAGGGCTTGGCGTGCCAGGCTCTAATACCGGCCAGATACTGCGACGCACATCAAGCGTGTTTACTGCGGCGCGGGACATGTACACCTCTGCCGAGGTGCGCTCTGATCACCAATCAAGCGGCCAGTCTTACGGTCTAAAATCCGCAAGCGGCACGATTAACGGCGAGTTGTCGGCATCAACCTATCAGCTGTTGATCGAGGCAATGCTTGAGGCTCCGTTTGCAGCAACTACGCCATTTGCAGCAGGCACTGACGTAACACCAAACGTTGCCGGCACATTCACCAAGGCTGCAGGCGGTTATCTGGCTGCGGGCTTAAAAGTGGGCGACGTTGGCCGCTGGACTGGGTTTACAACGACTGCTGTCGGCAACAACAGCAAGAACTTTTTGATCACCTCGCTGACCTCAACCGTCATGACCGGCGTGTTCCTGAATGGCGATCCTGTTGTGACCAAGGCGTCAGGTGATACGGTTACATTTACAGTCACCGGCAAAAAGTGCAAGACGCCATTAACCGGCCACACAAAGGACTATCTGCAGGTTGAGGAGTATTATTCCGACCTGACCGACTCTGACCTGTTCAGCGACCTTGTTGTATCTAATCTGACGTTCGATATGCCGGCTTCTGGCAATGCCACCATGTCAGCGTCACTGACCGGATTAACACGCGCTCTGTCGGGCTCACAGGTGATGACGTCGCCAACTGCTGAAACGCAGACCGGCATTATGTCGTCAATTAATGGCCGCATTTACGTCAACGGCACAGCCATTCCCATTACGGGTTTGAATATCTCGATTGCAAACGGTGCAGCACCTACCGGCGCAGAGATCGGGTCTAATTCATCAGGCGACGTATTCCGGCAGCAGATTGTTGTCACAGGTCAATTTATGGCCATGCTGCGCGATCAGACCGTTTCAGCATTGTACGACGCAGAAACAGAGATTAGCCTGTTTGCTGCGGTTGCAGAGTCTGAGGAAGATACCGCAAACTTTATGGCGTTTTCGATTCCAAAGATTAAAATCACAGGCGATGCGCCGGACGACAATGACGCGATCATGCGTACTTACCCGTTCAGCGCACGCTTAAACGTAGACGGCGGGGCTGCTTTGTCTTTTGATAAGACAACCATCACAATTCAGGATAGCGCAGCTGCCTAAACCGAGTACCTGCCGCCCTGTCAACTGGCTTTCGCGGGCCAGCGGCGGGGCGGTAAGGGCAATAAACCACCCGCGAGGATAAGCCAATGAAAGAGAAAAAAGTGTTATCGTTAGATGATTTTGACGTAGGTACAAAATCAAATGAGGGCGTTGAGATTGAGTTGTTGCATCCGACAACCGGCGAAGGTCTCGGAATGTATATCACCATTGTTGGCAGGTATTCTGAGACCTACCAGGCACACATAAAGAAAACCGCAAACGATCAGATTAACAAAGCGCGAAAGGCTGGCAAAACAAAGCCTGTCGATGTGGACCAGATACAACTGGCGCAGGATCGTGGCACAGATTTGTTAATTGCCTGTACGCTTGGTTGGCGCACTGAAAGCACAACAACCCTGCACTTCCACGGCAAAGATAATCAATTTTCTCCCGACACATGCCGCGATCTATACACATCAAAAACGCTACCCTGGATCAGAACGCAAGTTGACTTAGCGATTGCTGACGACACAAATTTTATGAAACCCTGATAGGCGAGCTTGTCGATTACGCAAGATCGGAAATTGTTTTATCAGGGGTTCAGGATGACGGACAGCAGCTGCGGGTGCATTTAGAAAGCCTGCAGCGACAAACAGGACAAGTGCCTGATCTGTTAGCAGAGGCAGTGCCAGAGCCTGAATTAAGCGCGTATCTTTGGGCGTATTACTGCAATATCAGGTCAGGGATTAAGACAGAAACAAAGCAGCCGCTAACCGCTGACAATGTGCGGGATTTTTGCTGGTTTTATGGTGTAAAATTGCTATGGTGGGAGCGCATGGCTCTCAAACAAATTGACGCTGTTTTTATGGGCGGTTGACAATGACAGACGCAACTTTACGCATTAAGGTGGATTCAAGCGAGGTCAGCAAAGGCGCTAAATCGCTTGATGACCTTGCCTCTGCTGGCGGCAAAGCCGAGCAATCAACACAGAAAGTTGAGAAGTCAACTGTATCAATGTCAGGGGCTGCTAGGGCTGCGGCTTCGGCGTTTGCAGCGCTAGGCGTTACACTGTCAGCAAGACAGATTGTTCAATACGCAGACGAATGGCAGGGCGCGGAAAACAGATTAAAACTTGTTACTGGATCTGCCACGGAACTAGCCGCCGCGCAGCAGTCATTGCTTGATATTGCAAACCAAACGCGCACCTCAGTTACCGCAACATCGGACTTATACACCACGCTGGCAAGATCAACTGCTGACGCTGGATTGTCTGCAAGAGAGTTACAGGGCATTACCAAAACCATTAACCAGTCATTTGCAATCTCAGGCGCATCTGCTGCGGCTATGGATGGCGCATTGCGTCAGTTGTCACAAGCCTTTGCATCTGGCGCGCTGCGTGGCGATGAATTTAACTCTGTTAATGAACAAGCGCCCAGACTGATGGATGCTGTTGCTTTGTCGCTAAATATGACACGCGGCGAGCTTCGGGACTTTGCAGCGCAGGGCGGCATTACTGCAGAAATTGTTATCAAGGCGCTTAAAGATTCCGCGCAAGCTATTGATCAGGAATTTAGCCAGGCTACCGCTACGTTTAGCGGCAACATGACAATTGCCAATAATAATTTAATGGAGTTTATTGGGGGCGCTACTGCAACCAAAGCTGTTGTCGGTGCGGCAGGCGCTGCAATTGTTGCAATGTCTGAAAATCTTGAGGTTTTGGTTGATGTTGCAATACTAGGCATTACAGTTATCGGCACGCGCATGGTCATGGGTTTAGCATCAATGACAACCGGCATGGGCATAGCGGCAACCGCAACCAAAGCACTATCTGCGGCAATGGCATTGCTTGGCGGTCCTGTAGGAATTGCGGTTACTGTTGTCGCCGGTCTTGCTCTGATTGGAAAGCGCATGTATGACAACAAGCAAGAGGCAGACGCTCTGGAAATATCGACTAGAGAACTTGCGGCGGCAGAGGCTTATCATTCATCTGTAATCAACGGCAATACATCATCGCTTGAGCAATTGCAATCTCAGTTGTCTGTTGCGCGTGGCGAGCTTTTAAACGTAACAGCCGCAATGGGCGATGGTTCTGCTGAGTCGTTTAATATGTCGCGTGAGGTTAGCAGGCTTGAGATGTTAATCACTGAGATGGGCGGCAGCGTTGAAGATGCAACTGGAGCCATACAGGGTCAATCTACTGCTGTCGTTGAGCTGACAAAAGATGAGCAGGATTTAATTGATACAATTGCCTCAAAAATCGTTCAGCTTGATGCAGAGCGTGCAGCGCTGAACATGACTGAGCGCGAGCTATTTATTCACAACGCAACCATTGTTAAAGGCACTCAATTGACGGCGGAGCAGTCGGCGGGCATACGCGAGGCTGCTGCAGCGCTGTATGATGAGCGGCAAGAAATGGAGTCTGCCACAGAGTCACAAGAAGCGCTGACAAAAGCGCGAGAGGATGCTGACAAGCGGGTGCGCGAGCTTATTACATCAACACGTCAACAAGAGGCGGCATTAGCCTTGGGCGGCAGGGAGCAAGCCATATACAACGCGCTCATAAAGGCAGGCAATAATTTAACCTCAGAGCAAGTGGTATCCATAGCAAACAGTGTTGGCTCGCTGTATGACAAGGAGCAGGCTCTGAAAGACGTTAACAGCGCACAGGCAGAAACATCAACGGGCGCTGTTGAGCTTGGTCAGGCATCTGAGGAATCCGCACGATTAGCCGCAGATAACTGGCAGCGTACTCATGAATACTTAACGACCACCTTTGTTGATATTTTTGACAATGGCAAAAGCGCATTTAAAAACATTGCAGATTCTTTCACGGCCATGATTAAGCGCATGGTTGCAGAATGGGCGGCGTCAAAGCTGATGAATCTGTTCGGCATAGGCGGCGGCTCAGGCGGGACAGCTACTAGCTTAATGTCTGGCATTTTTGGCGGTGGCGGTGGCGGCGGAGGGATTGGCGGGAGCCTTGTTTCTGCTGGCGCTAGTGCTGCGGGTCAATTTATTGGCGGCATAACTGGAACTGCGGTTGGCACTGGCTCCGCAATTGTCGGCCCACCTACTGCGGCTGCGGCTGCCGGCTCTGGCATCGGCTCATCTATTATGGCTGGAATTAGTGCAATACCTGGCTGGGGCTGGGCAATTGCTGGCGTGGCTGCTGCTGCGGCACTGTTAGCCAAAGATTCAACGCCTTCTGCTAATGCAGGGATGTTGGTTGGCCCGGCACCCGGTGCATCTGCTGATCGCACTTTTGACGTATCACCTTTTGCGTCTGGATTTAAGCCAAAGGGATTTGCAAGGAGAGAGGATCAGTCTGCAGCGACCGATGTGATTAACCAGTTTGCATTGCTTGATGCTGCGTTAACAGATTCGATAAAGACGGCAGGCGGCAGCATAAATATGTCAGGCGCTACACTGTCAGGCTTTAGCGAGACGGGACAGGGCGCGGGTGTGTTTATGGGGCTAGCCTCTGAAAAAGGCAAGGGCATAACCTCAGTGCCAATAGAGCAGCAGTTAAAGCAATACGCTACCGATGTAATGAGGCACGCAAGCGGGCTAACTGAGGAACAAAAAGCGGCGATACTTGGCGGCATTCCCGCATATGAGCGCGGCGGAATGCACAGGGGCGGGCTTGCATTGGTTGGTGAGCGCGGACCAGAGCTTGTAGCAATGGGGCCGGCAAGGGTTATCAACGCGCAAGATACTAAAGCAATAATGTCAGCAGATAGCGGCCTTGTTGGCGAGATGCGAGACATGCTCGCTGAAATGCGAAATATGGCATACTACACCAAGCGCACAGCTGATTTGCTTATGCGCGTAACCCGTGATGGCGACTCTCTTGTGACGGTGGCAGCATGAAGGTAATCCCGCCCATTGAAATAACCTCGGTCACATCAAGCACAGTGCCGGAGGAAGTTGCAGCCACGTATAACGGCGGCACTACGTATGCTCTCGGCACGTTGGCTGGCGCTGCGTCAACTTATGGTTCGCCGCAAACGGTTTGGCGATCACTGCAGAACGGCAACACTGGCAACGCTCAAGTCGAGGGTGTGTGGTGGACAAATGCCGGCATCGTTTACCCTGTCTACAATTCTGGATCATCGTGCGGCATTGGTGGAATAGTCACCGATCTGGCTAACCATGACCTGTACCAATCGCTTGTTGTGGGCAATACCGGCAATCCTTTGTCAGATGATACAAAATGGAAGTACATCGGCAAGACAAACAGATTCAGAATGTTTGACTACACGCGCAACAATCGCACAACGGCGCTCGGCTCAATAACCGTTGTGTTTGCACCAGGAAAGCGTATTGACTCAATCTGCCTTGATGGCATTCAAGCCAATTCATATACAGTCACGGTCACAAGTGTGTTGGGTGGCGGGACGGTGTTCACATCAACGGGCAGCCTGAACACTCGCATTGTGCGAACATGGTACGAACATTTGACCGTCCCGTTTACAACTCAAAAGAGCCTGAACTTTTTCAACATCCCGCCTTATTCAGACTGTGTTGTGACAGTCACGCTAACAGCAACATCAGGCAATGCCGAGCTTGCGGCGATTGGCGTCGGGCGTGAGGTCTATTTTGGCATGACGCAGTACAACGCGATCAGCGACATATTGAACTTTTCGACTGTTACAAGGGATGAGGACGGCAACGCGATAATGACAAAGCGTCGCAACATTCCGAAAAGTCGTCAGACCGTTTTTTGTGATAAACTATCGGTCAACAAAATCATGGAAACGCGCGATCTGCTAAATGCCGAGCCTGCATTCTGGTACGGCATCGAAAGCGCAACTGATGGGTATTTTGAGGCCGTGTCCATGCTTGGTTATTACAGGGATTTTACAATCAACGTATCATATCCCGAAAACGCAATAGTCAGTTTTGAGTTGGAGCGAGTATGACAACGATCACAGAAACGATCCCAAGCTTAGGCTCGCCACCGCTTACGAGCGACCCGACGAACTTTGATACCCGCGCAGATACACTGTACGGCACATCGCTGCCGGCTGTGATTGCGGCAACTAATACATGGTCGGGGCAAGCTAACGTTGTTGCAGGCGAGGTAAATGCGGATAGCGTTGCTGCTGCTGCTTCTGCAGTTGCTGCTGCTGCGTCCTCTGTTTCTGCCTCTGGTCACGCTGCAACGGCTTTAACATACTCTCTGAACGCTGCCGGCTCTGCTAATTTTATGGGCGCGTGGTCATCACTGACGGGCGCATTAAACAAGCCCGCCTCTGTGTCACACGTTGGGCGCGTTTGGCTGCTGCTAAATAACCTCGCCAACGTAACAACATCAGAACCCGGCGTAACCGCAGATTGGTTTGCAGTCGGCGCTGTGATGGTTGAGGAAAGGTCATCAAACACCGAGCTTGACGCAACCGCAATGGGCTTGATTATCAAGTACACCAGCGGCACATTCACGCAAACATTTGATACTGTATCGGCATTAGATACCGGCTGGTACGTGTGGCTAAAAAACGACGGAACCGGCGACATTACGCTCGACCCTGACGGCAGCGAGACAATATCGGGGATAACGTCTTTTGTCATGTATCCAGGTGAGATGCGGCTGGTTGTTTTGAATGAGGCCGAAACCGGCTTTGATTCTTTTGTCTTGAACAGTTTTGAAAAGACGTTTAACACATCGGGCACGTTTACCAAGCCGCCTGGGTATGTTGCGTTTGATGCAATCGTGTGGTCGGCAGGCGGTAGCGGGTCTCGTAACGGGTCAGCTGCACAAGGCGGCGCTGGGGGCGGGGCTTTTAGGGCGATAATTCCGACCGCATCTATCGGCACAACTGAAACAATCACTATCGGCGCAGGAGGCGCAGGAAGAACCACTGACGGAAATGGTAATGCTGGCGGAGATTCGTCCATTGGATCTGTGTTAGTAGTGACTGGGTCTACTGGCGTTACTGGCGGTGGGGTCAAGCCTGTCAACATATCATCAGCTACCGCATACTTTGGCGCTGCAAATGGCGCAGGTTCTGTCTGGGGCGGGGCATCCGCTCCACTTGCAGCATCAAGCGCATCAGGAGGAAGCGTATACGGCGGCGGCGCGGGCGGCTCCCATGACGGCACACTACGCGCAGCTGGTACATCGGTATTCGGCGGCAATGGCGGTGCAGCAGGTGACGCCACAAACGGCGCAGCAGGTGTGCAACCTGCGGGCGGCGGCGGTGCAACGCGATCAGGCACAACATCAGGCGCAGGCGGTGACGGTCGCGTAGTAATCCGAGGTAAATTCTGATGAGCAGATATGCAATATTGGTTGACGGCGTGGTCACAAACATTGTGAAGGCTGATGCCGAGACCGCAGCGGCGAATGGCTGGGTTGAGGCGGTGGGCGAGTATGCAACAATACCGACGCCTGTTATCGTGCCTCAGAGCGTCAGCATGGCGCAAGCACGCAAGGCGCTACTATCGGCTGGCATAACTGCAGCAATGGTCGAGACGGCGATTACAGGCATTACAGACGCAGCGGAGCGCGGCATGGCTGAGATAGATTGGGAATTTGCAACAACGGTAAGCCGGTCATCTTCATTGGTGGCTATGCTTGGTGCAGAGCTTGGGCTTACAGATTCGGAAATTGACACACTATTTATTGAGGCGGGCAAGCTATGAGCGAATCACAAGTAACAAGGTCAGACTACGGATACACCGACACATTCACTGCACGCGGCTCTGTTGCTGTTAGTCCTAGCGATACCGACAATCTGCCGCACGTATCAAGGGCGCTGCAGCTTGGCACAGGCGGTAATATCAAAATGACCTTTGCCGATGGCACGATTGATACCTGGTACAACGTGCAAGCCGGAATTGTGCCTGTGCAAGTGCGCCGAGTGTGGGCGACAGATACCACTGCTTCGCAAATTAGCTCTGTGTACTAAGGGGTTGCCATGCAATTAAATCCGTTAGCGTTGGCGCTATCAACTGCGGGGGGCTCGCGGTGGACGCCATTAAATTTGTTTTTTGGTGGCACTCAAGGACTCTGGTACGACATCAACGACGACAGCACCATCTTCCAAGACAGCGCAGGCACAACGCTTGCTAGTTGGGGTGATCCGGTTGGTCGGGTGAATGACAAGTCGGGGCGCGGTAATAATGCTGTGCAGAGTACAGCAGGCTCTCGGCCAATACGGGGGAGGATGCCGAAGCGGGGAAGGGTGAATTTGCTTGCCGCAACTGAAAGGTTTGATGGTGCGTATTGGACCAAAAACGCCGTTACGGTTTCTGCCGACCAAAGCATTGCTCCTGATGGGACGCTGACGGCTGATAAGATGATTGAGACGACTGCTGACGCATCGCACTTCATCCAGCATGGCTCTGTTGCGGTTACAAGCGGCGTTTCCTATACCCTCACTGTATTTGCAAAAGCGGCAGAGCGCACATGGCTTCGGGTTACTGGCAATGCTGGTGGCTTGCTTGGGGCGGCGTACTACAATCTTACAACAGGCGCTCTCGGTACTGTGGCAGCAGGCACTACAGCATCTATAACGCCTGTCGGTAACGGTTGGTTTCGATGCGTATTTACCCGCGCTGCGACATCATCTACTAATGTTCAGTGTATTTATCAAGTGGTGAATGCTGACGCCGGAACATCCTACATCGGAGACGGCACAAGCGGCATCTACATCTGGGGCGCTCAACTAGAAACTGGCTCCTTCGCCACGCCCTACCAACACGTCATAGACTCCCTAGGCTTCAACGTCACCGAATCCGGCCAGCCCTCCTGCGGCTACCTCAGCTTCAATGGGTCTAATCAGTGGATGCAGACTGCTGCTAGTGTGGATTTCTCAGCTACGGATGAGATGAGTTTGTTTGCTGGGGTGAGGAAGGTTAGTGATGCTGCTGTTGGCATAATAGGGGAGCTTTCAACATCAACAGGTGTAAACAACGGATCATTTAACATTTACGCTGCCACTGCACCTTCATACGTTTTTGGCTCTAGGGGAACTACCAGAACAGAGGCGATAGGCGCAACCTCTGCGGCCCCTCAGTTTGCTGCGCTAACCGGACTCGGTGATATATCAGGCGACAGCTCTATAGTGAGGTATAACGGGACTCAACTTGCGTCCAACACTGGCGACCAAGGAACCGGCAATTACGGCAACTACGTCACCTACTTCGGCGCAAGAGCAGGAACGAGCCTCTACTTCAACGGCCTCATGTTCTCCACCATCATCAGAGGCGCATTAACCTCCGGCACTCTCCTCACCCGCACTGAGCAATATGTTGCAAGGCAAACTCCAACGGTGAACCTATGACACAGTACATCTATCAACTGAGTGTTGCAGTGCCTGAGTCGCTGACAGAGTGCGCTAATCATCTTGCGGCGTATCTCGGTGGCAGCGTCAGCGACCTAAACACGTACACCAACGCACGTTACACCGATGGGTCAACTGACTACCACTTCCTCGCCACTGTCGTCACGGCAGGCGCATTGCAGCGAGCAGTCGCCCCGTCAGAACTGCCTGAGTTTGTCGATCCCCTAATGCTGTCACAGGCGCTTCAGTCGTTGGTGTTGGTGCAGCATGATGGCGAGAGTGATCTACCAGCGGCACAGCCTGACAAGATTGTGGCGTATATCGGCGCTGGTGTTGAGCAATCGCTATCATCAATGGGATTAAACCTCAAGCCTGATAATTCTGAACTGTGAGTAACTTCACGCCCTAGATTGTAAAGATTTGTTAAAATGCAAGGATGCAACGTTGAGGGCTGGATAATGGCAACACTTGAGGAAAGATTAGCGCGATTAGAGGCGCAGCGAGAAAATGAGATGAGAGACGCAGCCGAGCTTAAAAAAGAAGTGCAGGAAGTGAATCGGAAGGTTGATGAAATCAACTCCAAGATGGATTCACAAAAAGGCTTTGTTGCAGGTGCGCTGACAGTCTTAACCTTCATCTGGGGCGTTGTTGGCGCTGTTGCCGTGGCGATGTGGAATTACTTCACATCGGGAGGGGATCTGCCATCGTGAACATTGGACAGCTTCAAAAATCTCTAATCAAACATGAGGCGCTGAAAACCAAGCCCTACAAATGCACTGCCGACAAGCTAACAATCGGCGTGGGGCGCAACCTTGATGATGTTGGCATCACTGAAGATGAGGCGCTTTATCTGTTAAAAAACGACATTGACCGATGCGTGGCTGATGTTGGCCGCAATATCCCCGAATGGAAAAAGCACAACGAATGCCGCCAGAATGTGCTGGTTGAGCTTTGTTTCAATATCGGCATTAACCGAATGCTGGGATTTAAGAAAATGCTTGCCGCGCTGCAAAAGAATGATTACGAAACCGCTGCAGCAGAGATGCTGGATAGCAAGTGGGCGGCGCAAGTTGGCAATCGTGCTAGAACAATGGCAGAGATGATGCGTACTGGAGAGTTTCCGAAATGATCATGCTTGATTGCGACCAAAGTTATCTAACAGCAGACAAAGCCTATATAGACAATATATGCAACGGCTGCGGTGCAAAGGGCAGTGTTAATGTTCCTGATACCATATGGGGGCTATCAATTACTCGCGCTTGTGATATTCATGATTGGGATTATTACCACGGCATGACGCCAGAAGATAAGCGCAAAGCTGATGCCAGGTTTATCAGTAACATGTTTGCACTTATTGAGTCTGATTACTCGTTTGCCGGAAAGATGCTTAAGCCGCTTCGCAGACGTAGAGCGTTAAAGTATTATGAGGCGGTTGTTGCTTTTGGTGAAAAACATTTCTACAAAGGTAAAGTGTGATGCGAAAGATTAGCGTTGTTGTTCTGCTGATGTTAAGCGCCTGCTCAAGCCTCCCTGAGTCGAATATGGGCAATGCTGCTGCGTGGTGTGCTGAGATAGAGGTGACAGGTCGATTTACGGCCACAGACGCTCAGGGGCGTTATCTTGGGGTGTCTGACTCGACGCTGTTAGCCGGTGCAACAGTTGCGGATATTTTGCAACTCATTGACCGGCTTTGTGTGGAATAATCACGACACTTTTAATCCCGTATTCACGGCGGCTGTCGTCACCGATTGCCGGACTGGTGCGCCTAATTTTCAGGCGTTCCGGCCAATCTCTCCAATATCTCGTCAACCTGCTGTCGCGCCCTATCAGCCCTTTGTAGCGGCGTTAGCGTTAGATCGTCACACAGTATAGCTATTGACCCTTTGCCGTGTGGATGAGTGCATAGGACGGCACCAGAGGGAAATTCGACGTATTTATACATGACGCGGCCTCTTTTTACCAAACCCGACATTATCATCAATACAAAAGCCATCGTGCCAGCCGTTTGTCATATCAACCTGCTTTGACTCCCCACGGGCTTTAACGTCAATCTTGCCGCCGGTTGCAAGGTACTTTTGAATATCGGCTTCCAATCGTTGCTTGATGGCGTCTTGTTCTGCTTTATAGCTCATCGTCATTCCCCTCTAAAAGTGTTATCAATTCAGCATGTGTTGCAGGCTTCGGGCAATCATCCTTTGGCATGACAATGTAGCCTCTTCGGACTTGCTCAAAACCAATCGGGCAATACCCATGCGGTTTAGTGCTGGGTATCCTGTATGCTGGGCAATCGGTGCAGGTTTTCATTTTCGATCAACCTCCTGTTTAGAATTTTTATCTCACGGCGCAACTGTGTGTCGTCACGCGCAACTGTTGCCTGTTGTTCTTTTTCGCTGATAGCGTACAGTAAAAACTCACTGTCTAGTACCATCTCAGAGCCTCGCGCCAACGGCAATGATAATAATGCCAAGGACAATGATTGTCCCGCAGATAATTGTGCATTCCCTGATCATCTTTCGGGCTTCTGCTTGCTGGCGCTCACGGGCGCGGGTTGCTGTGTCTTTCATCGGCTTATCTCCCTTGTGCGGATCATGCCGCACTCAACCGGTTCAGTTTCTGTTAGGTCATCACCCTTGCGATACAAGCCATCTGCCTTGCGCTGCACTGCCTCCAAGTCAATCAGGCGTTGCAGTGAGTCGGTGCGCTGGTAACGCACACCAGAGGAGCCTAGAAGGTAGCCTGACAGCAGGCCGATTGCTAAAACTATCAAATACGTTGTCATGTTATTCTCCTGCGCCGTGGCGCTGTTGTGCCCGATATTCAATCTCGATAAATCCTAAATACAGACGCATTACTCCGGGCTTAGACGGGACTCGCACAAAATAAAAATGCAGTCTCCGTCTAAAGGCAATCGTCCACCTTTCGCCTGATATGTGCCAGCCGTTGCCGCGATGCTCGTCGGTAAACTTACCGTAGTTCATCACTCCCCCTCTGCGCCGTGGCGCTGTTGTAACTGGTCAAGCAAACACGATAGATCAAAGTGGTATCGCGCTACGCGGTTGAACTGGCGGTAGCTCATGCTGCGTGAAGAAAGCAGAACCTCCATGTTGCGAACCTTTATCCGCAGTCGTTCTATTGGGCTTATCTTTCTCATCACTTCTCCCCCTTCGCCGGTCGGCTGTGCCAGCGGGCTTCATCGTCTTCTAAATACCATTCATCAGAGCGATCTGCGCAGCAAATACTACCTTCTGATATTGTTTTTATTTGGACTATTTGACCAATACTAAATTTGTGTCCGTAACGCTTTTGAATAACGGTTAAAAAATCCCCCTCCCGCCAATTCCTCCAATCGCTCATATCTTGCGGAGTCTCAACCGCCGCTTCAGGCTCCACTACTACTGCAGTGGAGTTTGCAGGCTCCACTACGCCAATCTCCCCAAGCGTGTAGCCCATCCCTGCCAGCTCCCGCCGCAACTCTGCTTCAAGAAAGGGTATCTGCTGTGCCTGATCGTGCGCGGATTTGAGGCGGTCGAGTAGGTTAAACGACACTGAGCGCGGGTCGTAGTCAGGCTCTTGCACCTTCTCAGCTAGGATGGGCTTGTAGTGGGTTATTGATGGGTCGCGCCATTTCCAATGACCCGCTGCCATTCTGGGTGCGCCCTGCCCATCATCCCATTTGGTGTCACACAACACATCATCCGGCAACGGACACAAATTCCCCGTATGGGGAATCCAGCCTTCGGAGTCGGCTTCGACGATGCGATACCTTGTCGCGTCATAGTTCTGACCATCGTAACGCTCATGCTCGTTTGTTTTTCTGTCTATGATGTATCTCATTTCCCCTGCTCCTGTGCCGCTGCGATGGCGGCTAAACAATCGTTCCAGCCCTGTGCGTACAATTTTCCGTCTCGACCTTCAGCTTGATTCCAGACCTTAGCGGTAGGCAACTGCTGATTGACCCCATCACCCGCTTGGGCTTGGGCGGCTTGCCATGCTTGATAGGCCATATATTTTACGCCTACATAACCGGCGCTAGTATCAAACACAAGGTTGTCACCAAGCCCTATTCCTGATGCCCACTTCTCAAATTCTTCTCTGTCACTCATTCCCCACCTCCCTGCACCTGATGCGGTGCAGTATCCACGTTAAGTATTGTTGGTTATGCTTTTTCATTCTCGCGGCTCCACACCACGCCGTCATCCTCATCAATGACTGTGCCGTTAAGGAATGCAGCCTTGAGCATTGCATCATTAAGGTCACGGCACAGTCCGGTGTGCATTGTTTCGCCGGTTGCTTTGTCGGTGTATCTGACGCGGTGGCGGTATTGTTTATTCATGGTCTGCATCCTCAAACGACTTAACAATCTCAGACTCAAGTTTCTCCCACGGAATAAAACCTGCGCCAAGCACTGATTGATTGCCGATGTAGCAGTTATCCCAATCCCAATAAGCGTTATATGACGGCTCATCTCTGCCGCCATCAAAGGATGGGTAAAAAGTGCCGTAGCACTCAAAAGGAATTCCGTCGATTACGATTACAGCGGTTTGTACGTCCATCTTATGCCCCTCGTTTGTGTTATTGATGTGGCTATCATTGCACTACTTGATGCACTTGTGCAACTCTTTTAACGCAATAATTTTTCTGGCCACCGCTTCTTTTACTCGTTTCGCCGTGGCACTGCTTACCGGCTTTTCGCCTGATTTCATGTAGGCGACCATCCTTTCTGACAGGCCGATCTCCAGCCCCATGCGGTGATTGTCGTAGCCCAGTTCAGCCTGGGCGTTTGTGAATTGTTCTGGCGTCATTTGTAACTCCTGCGCGACTGGTTGATGGCATACTCTTGCACGCTATGGTGATCAATGCCGGACGCGCCTGTTTTCAGTGTTGTGATCTTGCCGCCGCTGGCTTGGTACTGCCTGACTTGGTCTGCAAGCGTTTGGCGGGCTTGTTCGTGTTCGGTGTTCGGGGTGGGTTTCATTTTTGGCTCCTTTGTTTCATTATCCTGATATGTGTTCTCACCAGTTCCCGCCACTCGACGGGGCAACAGGATACGGCTTGTTTCTGTTGCTCTGCTGTACGCGCCGCAAGGTATGCGGCGGCGTAGTGTCTTGGCGACTTCTGCTGCATCAGAAGGGAATATCGTCATCGAAGTTGTCATAACCTGCTGGCGGCTGGTTTAATGGGTGCGGGCGCGGCGCTGGCGACTGCGTAGGCGCTGCTGGCGCATCTTCCCGTTTGCAGCCGACAAGACTGATTGACGACACACGGCAAGTTAGATAGGTTTTTCCCTCATGCTCCCGCGTGCCAAGTTCGCCGCTGACTGCTACCTGTGCGCCCTTGGTCAGATACTGCGGCAGCTTCGACTCCGCCTGCTTTCCCCATAGGGCGCAGTCGAGCCAAAGCGTTTGCTCTTTGTCGCCGTAGCCGGATTTGAAAGCCACTGTAAAATTACATACCGCAGTGCCGCCTTGATTGCCTGTTCTGCAATCTTTGCCCAGATTGCCTGTCACCGTTATTACATTCATCAAAACACCTCATCTTCATCATCGTGATTCACTTCAACAGGCGCGGCAGCTTCAAGCTGTGCGAGTTGTTCCGGCGTGAGTTGTCCGGTTTTTTGACATTGCGCCACAACCTGCGGCAGGGTCATTTTGCCCTCTGCCATTGCTTTTGCCATCACAGGCAGTGCGGCCTCAAACTTGTCAGCGGGGTATGCTTTTGACTGCACTTTCAACAGCGGCACATGATATGCCTCGCGCTTGGTCCGGCTGATTGTCAGCGCACAGTTAAGACCGGCTGCGGGTATATCAGACAGCGCCTTGATACGGATGCCGCCAACCTCCTTGCCTGCGTATATCACGGATGCTTCAAACATCAATTGCGCGTGTTTGCCAAGCCATGCGTCAGAATCGCGGCCCCAGGCTGCGGCCAATATCCGGCGCATACCTTTTGATGGCTTCCACGGGCGGTTATTATCGCCATCGAAATAAACCCAGATGGGCTGTTCTGCTGATTTCTTTAACTCAACGGCACGAACACGGATGACTGGCTCTGCTCCGATTATGTCCGTTGCGTTTAACTGATCTGATTTTGCTTCAAGTGTTGCGCTTATATCTGCCATCTTAATAAATCCCCTCATCGTCGTTGTTATCAAGTGCCGCCAGCACAAACTCTGGCAGCGTTACTAAGCCTGTTCCGCTGTATGATTCCCAGCAATCCGTCTCAAGTGCCTGTGCAAACGATTCCAGCGCCTGCCGGTATAGCGTGTGACCGTGTTGCATTGCCAGCGGGCATATGTCGTACAGCACGTTGGCACAAGGCGGCTGTTCTTCAACGGCCAGCAGCTTGAACGATTGCAGCGGCTTGCCGAACACGATGGAGTAAATGTGCGAGTACATGGCCGCTTGCACATGGTATCGGTAATTGTGCAGGCTGCGGCTGAATGCGTGCTCGCGGCAATCCTGCGTCTTTTTCAGATCAATCACTACGCCGTCATTGGTTATCCAGTCAAACCGGCAGCGCATTAATACGCGTGTTTGCGGATCTCTCACAAACGCTGACAGTTCAGCGTGGCCAGGTTGCGACAACAAAGCGTGCGCGGCTGTGTTTGAGCGTATGGACTCAGACATAACACTGACAGATGCGCCTTCAGAGGCGGTCAAGGTCTTATCGCCGCCGTACACCTTGGCCGCGTCTTTATATGCACTGACTCGCCGGTCATCGCAACCGGTGAC